CTAGGTCCCCCGTGTCAATCTGAGGGATTTCGATATTTCCACCATATTCCGCAATCTGTCGCTTTTGCTCCTGCCAGAGGTCATCCGTCTCATCAGAGACATCAGATGCGGTGCGTAAGTTGTCAATAAGCACCACATACAATAGCGTTCTGTTATCAGTGACGTCCAAGTAACACGGATATACGGTTCTTCCACCAGAATTCGCGTCTCGTTGCCCTGTATATCCGCTGTTAACCTTCTTGATTGCTTCAAATACGGTCGCGACTTGCGATGGCCCGTTCAATGATGTTTTAATAAATCCCTCCTCGTTTATTGCTTGAAATGAATAGGTTCTGTTAGCAATGGTCTTGACGACATGGTCGATATCTTCTACACGTCTGTATACACGAAACTTGGATTTGTCAACAGTATGAGTCACTACAGTTGCTTTAACTCTTTCAGATGCGCTCTTAAAAGCATCACCGATATTACAGCCAGACACATTTTGATTGATGTCGTCAATTCGGCTATTGTGCGTGCATATTAGACTAAAAGTGTTTTGAGTTGTCCAATAATTTATTTCATTTTCTGGATATTGCGGACAATGTGCTATTTTACCGCCACCTCGCCCGGCCTTTTGAACCGCCTGGTTTTTATCTGAAATATCACCTAACATGATGTCGGTCCAAATTAATCCTTCGCTGCCATTTGGAGGCGCGTAATGAAACGAGGTCCCACGGTTTACCTTTTTATTTCCTATAATAGCTAAGGGTCTGTCATGTAAGCCGTATGTTTTATAGGTTTCAAATAATAACTTGTTAAATGGTGTTATTTTACCATTGGTCTTTGCCTTTGTTTTGAATTTTTTTAAAACTGGGTCGCCATATTTATAGACAGTCAATCCATTTTGATTGAAAACCATGACATGCCAGCCTTTAGCTCTGCTTTCACTTACTAAGTCTCCCGCCAAACCAATCATGTCGCTTCGCTTTGCTGATGAATTGATAATCATCTTTCTGAAATACTTCTCTCCAGAACGCAGGGTAAGCGGTTTTGTAAAATGGTCTTCGTTTTCCTCTATGTTTCTAATAGCGTATCCATTTTTACTTTCGCGCGTTAATTGTCTCACAATCCTAATTTGTGTCGACGGATGGTGCATGGCTCTATAGGTTGGACAATTAACCTCTTCCTCATCGCATTCATAATTCGCCGCATTTTCACATTCTGGATATCTTCCATCTAATAGTTCGCCTTCTGTAGCAGATATCCAATAAATGGCTTCTAATGAACGATTCTCTTTGTTTATCATTCCTAAAAAGCTCTCAATCTTATTTTTATAGCTTATAGATTTATCTCTAATTCGCGGATAAGTTTGGTCCGCTTCATCAAACATTGGCACATTTTTGACATTCGGATTGCGAATATTTTTAAACTGAACATGCGCCATCAGCTTCATGATTTTCTCTTCTTGTGACGAGTTCGCTAAAGCAACAATCACTGGCGTTTTGTATTCATCGTCTTCGTCAGCAATGTAAGCATCTATTTTTGTCTTCAAATCTTCAAAGGTAGTTTTTGTGTTCGACGACAAGGTAAATACTTCGCAGCCGCAAACTTCAACTGCCTTTTGAATCGAGTCGGACGATTGGTCTGCTAATGTCTTGTCGTTGGACACTAATATGTAGAACACCGGCTTTAATCCGGATATCTGTTTGATTTGTCTTATCTGTTTACTTAAAATAGCAGTTTTCCCCTTCTGCGTATTGTAAACAATGAATTTGGCCTTTGAGTTTTTATAAAATTGCCGCATAATTAATAATTCGATTCCTGTCAATTGCGACTCGCATAAAGATTGCGGATTGAATGGATTCGCTAAATACAACAGGGAATCTTCACGCGGAGAAACCTGTAAAAAGTTTTTTTGAACAAGAGATTCAAGCCATAAATTACATTCCGGTTCAGAAAACGGTTCATCTTCATCCAATAGGTCTTGTATGAGTTCTGTCAACTGCTCAACATCTTTCGAAATTACTTCATGATTATTTTGTAATTGTGACATTTTGATATTTAATATAGTATTGAATATAATATTTAAGTTTATTTATTATATTCAATTAAATTTCAATTTTTTACAATTCGGGGGGGGGGTCAAAAATAAGTATTTAAATTTATTAATACTTAAAGACAAATTCAGAACTTTATATTTGACTCTTCGGTTATTATATTTCGGCCAAATTATATCTCAAACTGGTAAAAATCCGAACTTACATCGCGCGTAGCAAAAGACACACTCGGGTCCTGTATTGGCGGCTCAGGGATTTCTTCCGGAACATAGCGCAACTTCTCCGGTTTCAAAACAAACGCATGCCCCGCTTCATTGAAAAACATGTCGTTTTCTTCTAAATTAGTATCCACAGTTTGATATCGCATTGCTAACAACTGGACTCCATAGGTTCTCATTGTGATTGAACTCGGATTGTCCGGATTCGACCCTTTGTCGGGCATACCTGTCGTCATATTCAATTTGTTGTAAGCAATCAGCTCTACCATATCAGGTGCGTTTATTATATCATAATAATGTAGCGCTCTCATAAAAATAGAATTGCTTGTCATATTCACATATTCGTAAAATGCTTCCGACTCCATAAAAGCAATATTGCTTCGGTCTACAATTATTATCACCTTTCCCGCCAAATCTGACATTTTGACGGACCCAAAATTCTTACCCTGATTTTCAAAACTATACTGTTTGCCTGTTAACATATCATTGTGACTTTCTAACAGTTTCGCAAAATTGTCATACATCTCTGTATTGGAACTCTTTATACGAAGATGTAATATAATCGGGTCCAGCGGATTCGGGGCGGTTGAACTAGCAAACGCAAAATCTCTTATGATATTTAATACATCACTAAATGGCACCGAATTGAAGGTCTCCTTTACACAATAACTGTCTGAAGTAGAAGTCGCTACAACCGGCTGATTATCAATAGAATACACTTCAAAATCCAGACCTCTTACGCCTTGCTTAAGTAAATCTTTCAATATACACGAATTCACATATCCATTTTTATAATTTCCTCCCGAACACGCGTTATATGCGGATTTTATATAATAATCACGAAGCGAATATTGATATAATTCATTATTCGCATTAATCGATTTAATCTTGCCATTCAAGGTTCCAAACATTTCATCCATATTTTTACAATTTCTGATATTTAACCCATCTGAAAATAATGTTCCCGAAAAATAAATGTAAATTAACAATGCGATTAGTGATACCACGATTGCTACAAATGAGGCCGCCTGCGCCGCGGTTTCGTCTTTCATGTCTGTAATCGATTTTATCATACTTGTCGCTCCTGATTCTGACATATTATATTAGTATAATATTTTAACTTTTACCTTTTTACCTTTTTACCTTTTTACCTTTTTACCTTTTTACCTTTTTACCTTTTTACCTTTTTACCTTTTTACCTTTTTACCTTTTTACCTTTTATATAATATACTCAAATAAAGAATTAAATAATTATCGCAATATATACTAATTATGGCAGGCGGTTTAATGCAACTAGTCGCTCAAGGGCAACAAAATATCATTTTAAACGGCAATCCATCTAAAACATTTTTCAAATCCACCTTTGCGCAATATACCAATTTCGGATTACAAAAATTCAGAGTTGATTTTGAAGGCTCTAAAACATTACGATTATCTGAAGAATCTACTTATACGTTTAAAATTCCACGATACGCCGACTTACTAATGGATTGTTACCTTTCTGTCGCACTTCCTAACATTTGGAGCCCCATTTTGCCCCCACAAGACCCTAGTCAAAGCACAAATAATGACACATGGGTACCATATGAATTCAGATGGATTCCAAATTTAGGAGCGAAAATGATTTCTAAAATTACCATCACTTGCGGCAATTACACACTTCAAGAATATTCTGGAGACTATTTGTTAGCATCTGTCCAGCGCGACTTCAATACCGATAAAAAGGTGCTGTTTAATGAAATGATTGGAAGCATACCAGAATTTTTCGACCCTGCTAATGCCGGTTCTCGCGTCAATTCCTATCCAAATGCGTATTACAGCGACGCATTAGCCGGCGCGGAACCGTCTATTAGAGGTCGCATTTTATATATTCCATTGAACAATTGGTTTGGTCTTAAAACGCAAATGGCATTCCCTCTAACATCGCTTCAATACAATGAGCTACATATTAATGTCACTTTGAGGCCAGTTAATCAGCTCTTTCAGATTCGCGATGTATTTGATTCCACCTTTAATTTCCCTTATGTGGCTCCCAATTTTAATACATGGTATATGCAGTTTTATCGGTTTTTACAGCCACCTCCCGACATCAATATCGGAATCAACTCTTATTCTGACCAAAGAACCTTGTGGAATGCGGACGTCCATTTGAACTGTACTTATTGCTTTTTATCTAACGAAGAAGAGCGGGTCTTCGCATTAGAAGAGCAAAAATATTTAATCAAACAAGTTCATGAACAAATATATTATAATGTTACTGGACCTAACAAAGTGGGGATCGATTCGCTCGGTATGGTCGCCAATTGGATGTTCTATTTCCAGCGCTCCGATATTAATTTACGCAATGAATGGTCTAATTATACCAACTGGCCTTACAATTACATGCCACAAGATATTATTCCGGCACCGTCATCGGGCGCATATACAGTTTATCGAACTAATGCGCAAAATCAATTGGTTCCTGTAAATATCGGACCCGGTGTGAATCCCAGTGGTAATTTGACCGGGCTGTTAATTACCCCCACCTATACGCCAGAAAATGACAAGTATATTTTGGTTGTCATGGGTATTTTGTTAGATGGTTCTTATCGCGAGAACATACAACCCGCTGGGGTTTATAATTACATTGAAAAATATACGAGAACTAGTGGCAATGCGCCGCCTGGACTCTATTGTTACAACTTTTGTTTGAATTCGAATAATTCAGAGTTACAACCATCTGGTGCGATAAATATGAGCCGGTTTAATCAAATTGAAATGGAGTTTACTACAATTATTCCGCCTTTAGACCCATTGGCGCAAAGTTTGACCATATGTGACCCTACCACGGGAGACATCATTGGTATTAATAAGCCGACTTGGCGCATTTATGATTACAATTTTAATATGACGCTTTTTGAGGAGCGCATTAATCAATTGATATTTATTGGCGGCAATTGCGGCTTAGCTTATGCGACATAAGACGAAAAATATTTATTATATACTATCTAATCTATTATTATATACTATCTAATCTATTATTATTATATACTATCTAATCTATTATTATTATATACTATCTAATCTATTATTATATACTATCTAATCTATTATTATATCTTATTCAACTAACAACATGTCAGAAAACATATACAAAATTACAGCTAAAAGGCCTACATCAAGAGCTATTAGATAAACTATTTGCAAGCAATAGTAGAAAAGGTGGTCTACAAGGCTCAATCGCATGATAAGGTAGCCAGTTATAGGCACCGCCGAGGGCCCATACGAGATGCATTATAACAAGAGCGACCAAACGATAATCGACCATTTACAGGCTATTCTAATTGACGCGGACATTACCATATCCAATGCCAAGTGTCCCTATTTGTTCGGCAGTTGTGGCGTCTGTAAGGAAATTCTTGTCTAGTGACGATTTCTTCAGAGTCTGGATTATTTTGAGAGCATATATGGTCACAAAATATTTGGCGCCGAAACATGCGCAATAATCGCCACAAATTGTCTTTAAGTTAAAATATAATAGATATTAAATAGATATTAATTTATGAACTTCTAAACATTAGTTGTTTGTCAATAACCACTTCTTTTGTAATATTTCTGACAATTTTATCCATGTTCTTCTCCTGCTCATCATCTGTCGAGCCATTCATCGCGTTACATAACATTTTTAAGTATTTGTCGTTTTGTCTCGATTCCGGATCATTATATTCCGGGTATTTTTTCTGCCACTCAAAGATTTGCTGTATATTCTTCTTTCCTACCTTTTTAATTGCGCTTGTTAAAAATACTTTATCCGCATCTTTGGTCCATTCATTCTTGTCCTTTATGTATAGGGTCTCTCTTTTTGCGTCACTACAATGGATCGGTCGTTTATTCACTTCTAATTCATTTAAGCCATTGATAAATATTTTAGAAACACCCTCTGAATATCCAATTTTCGCAGTGTCTTCTAGATCCTTCAGTTTCACCTGCAGGGAATCCACGAAATCTGTTAGGTTGACCGCATCCTTACAAGTCTCATTCAAGTATATTTGTAAATTAAAATGGTTACTGTTGTTTGTTATGCTGTTATTGTTATTGTTATTGTTGTGACTGTTATTCATGGTGTTAGGTTGAATAGATTTAACTACTTCCATCATGATGGCTTTTAATTCCGAATTGTCTTTTATTAGCAGTTTGATAATCTCTTTGTCTTCACTTGGTAACGAACCGGGTGGCAATATTTCTTCACAGAGATTCTGGCAGGTTTTTTTGTGAAGCGATAATCCTTGTCTATATTTATATTCTTTTCCACAAAGACAAAAATGTCCATTTTTTTGAGCTTTTTTTTGAGTTGTCATGTCATCATTGAGATGTTTCAGTGTCAAAACGTGTCTCTGCCAATCACTGAATTTAGAGCATACAAAGTCACAATTTTTACATTCAAATTTAACGGCGTTTTTCGGCGTAATCGTGTCATCATTTTGCTTCATTTATATTGCTGAAGAAAAAAACGCCTAAATTTTTGACGCAAAATCCAAAAATTTATCGTAACAACTTTTTTCTGGAAATTTTAAATTTTACAGCATTATGGTCACAAGGTGGAAAAAAACACTGTTTTCCCAAATCCTCCATCCGATTTTGAAAAAAGGACATTTATAAATGTCCAAAATGGCTTTTTCGATTCCCAATTTAGAACAGTAAAGTACAGAAGTCCAGAATTATAGGTGCCTTACCATAAGAATCTGAATATTCTATTTATTTTGTTACATAGAATGATAAGGAAATAAACTATAGTCTATATAACCCTCTGCTAGGGGGATATAACGGCGAAAAACTTGCGAAAAACTCGGCTCCCGGGTTCCCACTGGAAAGTTTCTTTTGTGACTCCCAACCTTTCAGTTTGCTGGCCTCGTAGAATCCTAAATAAAAATATATTTATACCTATTAATCGTATATTATGGCGACAAATTATACCTATTTAGCTAACAAATGCTGCAATCCGGATGTAAATGCGGTGGATATATTCGATGATTTGATAAATGGGCAATTACATTATATTTGTTACCACATTACAAGTAACGGAAAATACCCATTTATTCAAATTATGTTGGAATTGGATTCGCAATTGGAACCACAATTTGTTCCCCCATTTGTAACAATTGCTAAAGACTTTACCAATGAAAATATATCCACCATGTTATTAAGAAAGATAAAGATGGAATTAAAACGGTTGAAATGTAAGACAGATTTGCTAACAACCTCTGGATACAATGGGGTATTTAGCTTTAAGGATGACTCTGATAAAGATAATGTATATGCTCTAATAGATGTTAGTTCAGTTGATATAAGCTGTCTAAATTTGTCTAAATCGGTTACTACATGGTTTGCTTTGCCTACAGAAATCATTAACATTCACAGTATTTGCGACATTCCAATTTCAAAAAGAGTTAGCTATTTGTTTACCTATGTGATGCCTGAATTAGGTGTATTATATAGCACTGGTTTAAAACGAACTCCATATTTGTTACCAGATGTGGTGTATACTATTTCCGATAATATAAAAGAGGCGGAATTTCGGTGTATATTTGGACCACCTGTCTTTCAATTCAGTTCATCCTTTTCTGAAAAAGGATTAAATAACAGATATGCTTTATTCATGGAAGACGAATTATGTAGCCCAAATATACTCGATAATCGAGTTATATTAGTAACAGAATATGAGTCATTTACTCCACTGTCATACCATGTTGTATGAATTAGAAACATTAAGTAGTAAATATACCATAGTATAAATATTATATATTTATTTCTTAAACAAATATATAATGTCTTATATCAATTTGGTCAATCAAATTGATGTCGCTTCAAATTTAAATTTAAATTTAAATTCAAATTCAAATTCAAATTCAAATTCAAATTCAAATTCAAATTCAAATTCAAATTCAAATTCAAATTCAGGGTTAAGCAAATTTGTTAGTAAAGTAACCATATTTGGAATGACCATACTAACAATATATGCGATAACCAAAATACTGAATTTCTACGGAATTGGTGCCGACAAATATGGCTCTTATTTGATGTTTTATGTGTTTCTGATTTTATGCGCGAGTTTTCTGGATTTACCGCATGCTAAAATGTAGCGCCTATTAATCGGCATTTCTCTTTAAACCGGTTTCATATATATATTAAAAAATTGAACTAAAGATTGCGCAATATAATATATATAAAACAATTTAAAGAACAACCATGGAAAAACGAATTAACCGAAAAATCGAAGCATATGTGTCCGGATTCAAAGAAGATGTGATGTCTAAAGCCGGACAACTCGGATTAACGGTAGACTCGAATTTGGCCGCACTAGTTAAATATGTATATGATTATAATCGCCTTGTTTTATCGAAAGAAGACTTCATGAAACGCAAACGCGTCAAAAATGCGGTTCATCTGGCCGACCGATGCGGCGCAAAGCGCGCCAGTTGCGAACAGTGCACTCGGCGCAAGAAAGAGGGTTATGAATATTGCGGCACTCATTTGAAGGGGACACCTCATGGGATTTGCGATTCCGGCGACACAGAGAAGCCGCTGGGGCAAAAAATAGAAGTATGGGTCCAAGATATTCAGGGCATTGTTTATTATATCGATAAAAATTATAATGTATATCAAACAGAAGACATTTATACTAACAAAGTAAATCCCAAAATTATCGCGAAATATGTTAGAACTGGGGACAATTATAGCATCCCCGAATTCAATATGATATAATTACAATTTTGTTGTTTATTTGTTAGTTATAAGTAGGAAACAATATTTTATCTAGAGTTGTTCTTACGCAAAACATTCGATGTAATATTATACCTAGTATAAACGCCGCCGCCATTGTATTCAAGTAGCTCCATTTCATTACCCACGCTACCAATAGTGCTCCAATTATCGTCATAATCACATCCACATAGGCTATGTTAAATATTCTATGTGAATGAATCCCTGCTTTCGGAAGACCAAAATATTTATCTACCGTCTTTTTTAATTCTCCTTCACATAGCCCAACCATTATATACTAACAAAATACAATATTATCAGGTATTGTCTCTGAAATACTTGATATTATGTTAGTTCGATATATATATTTCATCCTCTGAAAGATAATATTGAAACACACTGTCGTCCGTCTCGTTGCTAGAGAGACTAAATAGACCTGACTCCGGTGACCTACATGGCCTTACATGAGGCATTATCAATGTCTCCAAGCCCGACTTACATCCATGTAGGGCGATTAATTCGACCAACACCCGACACATTTTGTCTTCGGGTTCGTCGCGTAATTGCGACATATAGATGCCAATATTGACGAATACTTGTCTGTCTATGATTATAATCGGTTCATCTGTGTCATATTCATCATCTGCTTCATACGCAGAATCATATAGTTCATTGTAGTTATTCATTATTATATAT